TCTACTCGGTGTAATTCAGCCATATCTACTCTTCTTGTGGTTGTTGTTGTTGACTACTCATGTACTGCTCTTGTGCAGCATTGATAGCAGGTGCTACAGCAGGTCCACCCAACTTCATCATCATCTCTTGTTGTTGGGCTTGTTGCATAGCTTGTTGAATTTCTTCATCTGATTTGATTAAACCTTCTGTTTCAATACCTAACGCAGTAGCTCTTCTCTTGAAGTAATCTGATACGTTAACATACTGTGCTACTGCTTGTGGTCCTACTATTTGATTAGCTCCTGCAAGGAATAGATCAAGCTTTTGTAAGTCATTCCCTCGTCCTAGTGCTTCAACACCAGTAACAATAGTAGGTTTAACAATGTCTTTAGGTAACTTAGGAAGTCTTCCTTCTTTACTCATCCTTGCCATTAACCTAGTAACGACAGGCATTTGAAACTCTTGTGACAATAAAGAATACAGACCACCAAGTGCAGCTTCTAACTCCTGAGATAACATTCTTATCTCTTCTGCTGTTACTCGTTCTGCATCTCTGACTACTCCACTGTTAAGAAGGAAAGCTTGAGACAGTCTGTCACTGATTCCATTCATTACTCCTTGTGCAGTACGGAAGTCATTGAACTTGTTAAGTTGTAAAACAGATACATCTCCATCACTTCCTTGTACAATTGCACCGTTAGGAGATTCAGATAAAGTCTTAGCCCTGGTTGTACCGTTAGGATTAACCATGAAGAGAACCTTAGCTGCTGCTGCACTTCCTTCGACTATCGCTTTTGTTAGTGCCTCTAGTGATTTAAGATCACCTAAGTACTCCTCTACAAAGCCACGTCCATAGTCTTCACCGTCTATCCTTGTATAACGAAGAGGAAGAAAGGGAGACTTTTCAACAGGGTATCTACCCTTTGACTCCTCAATGACCATTCCCTTTACATCTTGTTGTACTATAAATTCATTACCTTCCCTGATAACAGAGGTGTATAGATCACAGCTATTCTCTTTCTCTTGACGATATACTTCTTCTCTTACAGACTCAGGAAGCATCATCGGAGCAACAGTTTCTTTGATAGCTATGTGTGTTACGTTACCCATTGGGTCTCTCTTCACTACATAACGATCTAATCGAAATACCCTCATCCCTCCGTCATCTGGTAAGTATAACAAAGTATTTCCAGCTACCAATAAATTCTTTAACGCTTCAAATACTCCTACTCTAAATGCTTCGACTTCTACTTCTTGAGATACACTTCGTTCTACATCTGCTAAAGCTTTCTCTAAGTCAGATCGTAATTGCTCTCCTCCCTCTGGTCCTAACTCCTGCTTTGCTTTATCTAATTCATACCTGTCTATAACAAGACGGAAGAACGGAGCGTTAGGTGGTAACAAAGCTAATAATAATTTAGAAGCTAAGTTGTTAACTCCTCTAGCTCCTACTCCTTGATACGGTGTGTAATACTTAGTAGCGTAGTTATGCCCATCGGGAGGCATGATATAAGGAATAGTTAACTCAGATGAGGTTCTCCCTCTATCCAAGAAAGACCAACGCTGGTTCTCTAAGGAGTGGTATAAGCCTTGGGCTGTTTCTTGCATTACGCTAGAGTTACACTTTTAATAACCGCATCCGAAGCACCAGCAGTTGTAGTCGCTATGTACAGTTTAAAAGTGTCAGTAGCAAAATACATTTCGCCTGTTGTGGCTTCTTTCTGAAACTTCGTCTTATTAGCATCCGTCCCTGTCTTAACAGCGATGGTGTAATCCTTCCGTCCTAACTTTTGCTGTGCCATGACTTATTAAGCTGTTCCAGCGTTGATGCAAGGTGACCCAGGACGAAGGCGAAAGTCATTGTTTGCAGAGTCTACGAATAGTGGGTCAGTGTCATAGAGGTTATTTGTTCCTCCTGAATCGTTTGCCGTTCCCATTTGAAAGAAAGAGCAATTTGTGGCAAACTGAGCAAAGTCCCCTGCATTATCCGTCTTTACATTAGCATCGTTATCACACGCAAAGATTGTGTTTTTTAACCAGTCGGCATTGGGACTAGTACCCATCCACCCAATTTTTGTGGAGAGTGTGCCGTTTGTCCCAAAATTAAAGACGCAATTATTAAAAGTCCAATGGTCTTGAGAGCTAAAAACTCTGAAGCCTGAAGTTTCAATTTTTGGATTAAAACAAGAGTTGGTAACTTTAATAGAACCCGAAGACCCGTAAAAATATTCAGAACCAGAAGTATCTTTATAGACACTCGAAATGTGCAAACAAGAGTCCATTGTGTTATCATTCGCACCAGTGCCATGTGTGTAAAACTGATTAATATCAGTGAATTTAAATTTATTAACTTTAATTCCGTCAACGGAAGCTGATCCCAAAGCTAACTGCCTACTAGTTCCCGTATCACCTAAGATTGCTTGATGAATATTTAGTGATTCATAGGTAAGCCCACTTGCCCCATCAAAAGTTTCATTACCTCCAAAAGGATAAGAACCATCTAAAAAGTAAATAGTTCCGTTTGCCCCAGCGGCAGTCTCTGCTGTACCTATTCCAGCCCCACTGTTCCAGTTTACTGCGTTTGCTTGTGAAGAGCCATCTGCACTACCTGCTCCGCTTGGTGATATATATGCTATTGCCATGATTTAAGTTTCCTAATTTGTTTACGCGATTGAACCGCCACTGATTAATAAAGGTGATGAAAATGCTCCGATGTCAGGTGCGTTAAAGCCTTGCTGAATGGGTAAACCATTCGGGTCTTTCGCATCGCTGTCTCCAGTTATAAGCGAGTAAGTCCCTGTTGTAGTTGTCATTTCAATGTCAGGCTCGGTTGAATCTTCTACCACTGAAATACCTGTTGCAATTGCAGTCTTTCCTGACGAATTAAATATATAAAGCTTTCCGTCAGAATCCGATCCAAGCATAACCGACTTGCTAGGATTATCTACGACTAGGAAGGACTGATTAGGAAATGCTCCGATGTGTGGATTAGCTGTGCCTCTTAGTTCTGCATCTCCCACTACAATATCTTGGAACGAACAAGTACCATCTCCATCTTCTCGTAAGAATTTAGTAGCTCCTGTCTCGCCTGTTGAAGTAACTGCTGTACCGTCTACTGCTGAACTAATACCTGTTAACTGTGAGCCATCAACTGCTGGTAATCCTGTTGCATCAAGTACAACTACATTTCCATTTGATGTCCCTGAGTCTAACAGTGCAGCAGTACCTAACCCACTAACATCAGTATTACTAAGTGTTACTGTACCTGTCCTACCTGCTACTGATTGTACTGGTGCTCCTGAAGAATCGATAAAGTTACTGTCGTTAGTAAGAGTCGATATGTTATCTGAAGGTTGAGTCGCACTATCTGCTGTAGCTCCTTGAGCTGCTGTAGCGTAATCTGTACTTGCAGTAGTAGCTGCTGAACCTAGTCCTGATATATCTGTGTTACTCAGAGCAACTGTACCTGTCCTTCCTGCTACCGATTGAACAGGAGCAAGAGTCATTAGGTTAGTAGCTGTTACCTTTTTAGTGGTGGGTGTACCTGCGACATCGTCAACGATTGCTATAACATCCGCTCCTACTGGAGTCGCTAGGTTATCTAATTCTGTAAATTTTTTATTAGCCATGTTTTTAAATTAAGGTTCAAATAATAATATATCATCAGCTTCAGTAACTAAAGGTTCACTTAATTCTGTAGTTAAAGCTCCATCAATAACAGGAGTTTGAGGTGTATCAAATCCATACAAAGCACCAAAGACAGGTCTGAGTAACTGATTAGGTATTGTTGTTATCTCGCTAGGTTTATCTAGCTGATCTGTGAAGGTGATAGACATTAAAGAGAGTCAGTAGAACCTGTTGCGTATACGCTGTAAGTACCATCTGTTCTCGCTGATACATTACCTCTGATCTGTTCGTAGTGTCCGTGGTCATCTCTAACCATGACAGCACCGTCAGCTGTAACAGCTTCAGAGTGAATGACAAACCAAGCACCACCGATGTACGCTTCTATATCTACCGTACCTCCTGTGGTTACTGCGGAAGAAGCGATTACAAAGGTCCAACCCTTAGAACGCTCTACTGAGAATGAACTGCCAGCCCCTGTTGCAACAACAGATGATAGCAAAGTCTTTTTTG